TTATTTCGAAGCTGATCCATGCATTCCGGTGGAGGTGCGCTCGATGAGAATAGCGGAGACTGCGGCTCGCGAGGAGTCGTCCTTGTCTGGCCAGATATGCCCATACGTATCGAGCGTGGTTTTTGCGGACGAGTGCCGAAGTCGTGTTTGAACGACCTTCACATCGAGCCCAGAGGCTATGAGTAGCGAAGCAAAGTAGTGCCGGAGGTCGTGGAACCGGAAACCGTCGGGTAGACCTTCTACCTGGACTCGTGCACGCCGGAACTGCGTCTCAATCGTGTAGGGCGCCACGGAGCGGCCCCACTCCCCCGTGACGATCGTTTCCGAACCCCACTTGGTCGGGTTGTGGTTGAGCTGCAGCGCGAGCTCCCGCGGGATCGGGATGGGCGTCTTGGACATCTCAGTCTTGAGTGGCTCGGCCGGATACTGAATTGTCGGATTGACGAAACCTCGCATGAAGTCGACGTCCTGGACCCGGAGCGCCGCTACTTCCGCGACCCTCAGCCCTGCGAAGGCGGCCAAGAGGATTGCCGGCCGCATACTCTCTGGCATTAGGTCATGAAGCGCCCACACTTGCCCGGTGGTTGCGACGTAAGGTCGCTGCTTGCCGGCGCCGGGAGACGTCCTGCGGCTCACGGGTGACTTAGGGATTAGCCCGTCATGCACTGCATCCGCAAAGAGGTGGGACAGGCGGGCGTGCAGCGCGTACACGGTCGAGTCGGCGTAACCCTCTGCCTTCAGCTTCGCGGTCCAGGACCGCACCTCCGACGGTCGCACTGACGCCAGCTCCTTCGTCCCGAACTCGGCCTCGATGTGCTTGAGGTGGGACCGGGCCTGCTTCACTGTCGACGGACGCTTGTTCTCGTAACCCTTCATCCAGGAGACGCACCATTGCGACACTGTCGTCTTCGCGGTCTTGGGGTCCACATAGGTGCCAGTAACGACCGATGTCGTTACCTCATCGAGCCATCGTTGACCGTTCAGCTTCCGGGCAAAGTGTCGCGAGTGCTCCTTGCCGGCGGCGTCCCTGTATCGGGCACGCCAGCGCCCGTCAGCCCTCTTCTTAATGCTCGCCATCAGTTTCCATCGCTCTCCGGGGCAAGGACTCACGGACATAAGATCGGGCACGTTGGATTTCTACATCCGAGCTGAGTCCCACGATTGGAAGTTCTGCATCCTGCGCCTTGCTCCAGTCCTTCTCAAAGGCCAGGAGAGCCTCGGGCAACGGCAGAGATTCCAATTTCCCACCCGATCTGACGAACTCTGCCCTCACCTCCATAAGATCCCATATCGCCTCCCGAAGGAGCACTCCGGAGATCACTGGGCCAGCGAATTCCCTGTCCAGCTTCGCCGCATCAAAGTTGGGGAAGACATGTTGAAGAGCATTTTGCCAGACGACCGTTCGTAGGAATCGGTTGTAGTTCCTAAGAGAGTCAAAGGGACCGTCTGACTGATTGCCCGTTAGCCAGTCATAAGCATCGACTAAGGGCATAGGTAACTCGGCGGACGGACTCATACTCAATTCAGACGCGTAAGGCATCCCCAGGAGCAGATAGGCAGGGGGAACTTGCAGTGCCGACGCGAAGGCGTACACCTCCCCAACGCTGAACGAGGTTCGCTTTCGGCCCGACAAAATGCCATTGAGGGTTGCGACGCCAACGGGCCACCCAAACTCATCCAAACGGACCACAAGATCCCGGATAGTGAGGCCCTGGTCGTCCCTTAGAGCATTGACGCTGTCGACGATGAGATTGGCATGGGCGGCCTCCCAGCCCCTCCACCGTTCCTTGCTCTGCCCAGCACTACTGTTTGTCATTATCTGATTATTGCATATGGGTCGAGTTGTCGCCTGTTGACATGCGTAGGCCATTCCGGGTACCGTCGTCCTGTCAGCAAAACAAGACAACTTTTCTATAGTTTATTATCAAGATTTGATAAGGAGTACTCATGGGGTCAACCCCGAATTCTCACCTGCTAACCCTCGACGAGGCAGCGGCCTTCCTTCGAAAGTCACCCGCCCAACTTCGATGGATGCGGCACCGGTCTGAAGGACCAAAGTCCGCAAAACTCCAAGGACGCGTTATGTACCGCGAGCAGGATTTAGTTGCCTGGGTCGACGCCGCATTCGAAGCGGAAGAAGCCAGATAGTGAATGCCGCATCTGGACCCACCTCTACACACAAAAACGGCCTGGACACTCCCGCCAAGAAGTCAGTCCAGACCGTCATCAGCAACGCCCTCCAGAGAGAAGGAATCGCAATGTTTGAAGCCTACTACACGTCTACGATTTGTCGGGGTATTAGCGCGAATCACGACCATAGCTACCCAACCGACGCCGTTCGGATCGAGGATTCAATATACGTCTCGCTTTCTCCTCGCGCCGTAAGAACGGCCCAGTCGTACGACGGTAAATTGGTGCGCTACTTCGCCACAATCAACCATTGGCCAGCGACCGGCCGCATGCTGGTTACCATCTATGCCGGTGCTACATCCGCCGAGATCGACTCAGCGCTATGCACAGCCGAAGCCCCACGCCAAGATCCCCGCACTTGGTTCAACCATCCATGCGAGCCGGAACGACTCCGCATTAGCCTGTGCCGCTACGTGGACGATCACTATGTCAGCGAGGTCGCCGAAGCGGTCTTCGCGGACCTCGGGAACATCGACCAGGATCACCAGCTTCAAGTGGAGCACCTCCCGCTGTCCATCAACGCCGATGCGACGGAGGCCGCAAAATGACGGACCACACGAAGACCGCACCCCAGGCCAGCAAGAAAGAGAACAGGTTGGACCCCGCCCATATTTTCTTGGGCGAAGGCACCTATCCCCCGATCTACGGCTCCAAAGTCCCGACCCGCTGCGGAAAGTTGCTGGAGCCTCGAAGCCGTCCGGGCGACAAGGAGTTCCCGACAACACCATTCGCCAAAGACGAACTATGTGACACCTGCACGCTGATGTCTTCCATCGGTGCAGTGATCCCTCCAGAGGGACTCGCAATTGAATCGCGCAAAGAGGAGACCAAATGACCCGCGACGAATTGAATGGCGTGCTGGCCAAGCTCGGCCTTCTCGAAGGACGTAGCTTCACCACAGCTCAAGGAGACGCTTGGTACGAGATCCTCGGGGCACGGAAGGCAGATGACGCACACACGGCCGTTCTCCAATTCCACTCCAAACCATTCAAGCGTGTGGCGTACCCAGGGGACATCAACGGGATCGTGGAGGACATCGAGCGGTCACGGCTCGCCTTAATCGGCTCTCTGGAGCCGAATCTCGCAGACCTGGAGTCCACTGGTAACCGAAGGCCGCTCAACAAGGAGCTTTACAGGGTCGTTCGGCAGGGAGAGCTCAGCCCTGCAGGATACCGGGAGTACCAGCGCTCACGGATGACCCTCAAGGCCTTCATGGCAGGACAGGCGGTTCTAACCAGTGCCTAGGGAACGAGCGAACCTGAGGGTGGACATGCTCGCGGATGACGACTTCCGCGGGCTGTCCGTCCCAGCCCAACACCTATACATGATCCTCATGATCCACCCGACACTGTCCTACGCCGGCGTCGCAGATTGGCGGAAAGGGCGGATCGCAGGCATGAGTTCCGGTGCCACCTCCGAGTCCGTCAACGCAGCAGCACGGGAGCTGCAGACGGAACACTTCATCTACGTCGACGAGGAATCCGAGGAAGTCTTCGTTCGGTCCTTCGTGAGGCACGACGGGCTCCTCAAGCAGCACCGGCTGCCGATCTCCATGGCGAACGACTACGCGGCAATCTCGTCGCCCAAGATCCGAACCTACTTCGTGCACGAGTTGAAACGACTGCACGAGGAGATCCCGAATGAAAAATGCTGGGAGAACGACCGTGTCAGGAAGCTTCTGCAGGCACCTTCGAAAGACATGAAAACGGCTACCCATGCCGACGGTTATGCCAAAGGTTATGGCAAAGCCTATGCCGAGGGTTATGCCACCACCTTTGCCGAATCGTCGGGCGACGCTACTAGATGCCCTACTACTACAGCTACTACTACAGCTACATCTTCTAAAGAAGATAAAACCTTCTCGTCGGAAATCGCTGAAGCGATTCCACGACCAGACGTTGAACAGCTTCTCGATCTCCTCGAAAACCTCATCTTCGAAAACGGCTTCAAGAAGCCATCAAGGAACAAGGCGAACACCTCAGCGGCTCGCCTCCTCATCGACCGGGACGGGTACACCGTTCCGCAGATCGAGTGGATGATCCGATGGGCGACCAACGACGAGTTCTGGCGGAAGAACATCCTGTCCATGTCAAAGCTGCGGGACAAGTTCCCCCAACTGCTGGCGAAGGCGGACGTGAACCGTTCGAAACCGCAGGCAGGCTTCAACGGCGAGATAGACGTGGATGCCGTGCTGGGTCTCGACACCTGGGTGCTCGGTGACCCTCCGTCTGGGCTCTCCATCCCGGAGGAAGCTGCCTGGAAGAAAGCCCAAGTAGATACCCACCGGAAGGATCGGCTCAACTTGGCCCGGAAGCGTCTGGAGGGAACCAATGCAGCCTAGGCATGATTTGGATGCGGAGATGATCGTCCTCGGTTCGGCAATGCTGGACAGCCGGGTCATCGACGATTGCGTGATCGACTCGGAGGACTTCTACCGGCCAGCCCACGAGCAGCTCTGGACTTTGATCCTGACGGAACACCGGGCCGGCAACCCAATCAATCCGGTGACATTGGCCCAGAAGCTCGTCGGGTCACCAATCACAGGTTTGACGGACAGCTACCTGCACGACTGCCTAGCCGCTCCCACCTCAGCGTTCCAGGCACCGCACTACGCCTCAATGGTGCGATCCATGGCACGCCTGAGGAGGATCGCGGACGTCGGGACCGCGCTGGTGCAAAGCTCAAGCGAGGCTGACTGGGCGACCGTGGATGAGGTTCTGGAAGCCAACAGGGCGCGACTCGACGGCGTGGTCCAGATGGAGGGCACACAGGCGAGGGTACGAACCTTTGCTGATGCCCTGAAGCTGGCCGTCGACCGGTGGGACAAACCGAAGCCACGTGCCTTCCGTACCGGTTGGCCCGAGCTTGACGACATGCTCAACGGCGGTTGGAGGCCAGGTCAGCTGACCGTCATGGGTGCACGCCCAGCGGTCGGTAAATCTTTAGTCGCTGGGTGCGCTGCGGTTGCTGCAGCCGAGTATGGGTGCGGGTTCTTCTCACTCGAAATGAGCGAAGAAGACATGGTCGACAGGCTGGTCTCCCACGCTACCGAGGTCAACCTGGCCGCAATCAGCAACCACAAGCTCAAGGACGACGACTGGTCCAGGATCAGTGACCTGGTTCAGAAGTCGGCGAACTGGCCGCTCTACGTCGAAGAGGCTTCACAGTTCTCGATGGCGCAGATCCGGTCGAAAGTCCGAACCTGGACTCGACGCGGGCCGGTACCTCTAATCGTTATCGACTACCTGCAGCTTGTAACGCCGGCCAGTCGATCTGATCAGCGAGAGCGGCAGGTCTCTCGCATTGCCGAAGACTGCAAGCACTTGGCGAAGGAATTCAACACACATGTGCTCGCCCTCGCCCAGGTCAACCGCGGATCCACTCAACGCGAGATCAAAACACCCACAATGAGTGATCTCAGGGAGTCCGGCGGGATCGAAGCCCACGCCGACAACATCATCCTTCTGCACAGGGAAGGCACCGCAGAGGACTCCATCATTGAGCTCATCATCGCGAAGAATCGACACGGCAAAACCGGGAACCTGCAACTCAATTGGAGGCCCCACGTTGCCTCCGTAAGCGGCAACCACCGCAACCCTTACGAGCGCTACGAACTGGACCAAACCGCGTGACCTACCCGCAGGCCCAAAAATCACACCTAACACCCATCGAACTGGTTGGAGCGAAATGACCGCCACCGAACAACTTCTCAACGACCACATCCACCGCCTCACCCGCGAACACCGAGTCACCTACACCGACCCAGAAACCGGCAACTCGTCGTACCCCACAGAAATGTCGCTATTCGACCAGCTGCGGCTTGAACAAGCATCAGGCCGGCGTAGCACCGGAGGCAGCGGATCAGGGTCGCGCTCCCCCATCGCAATCCAGGCAATGATCCTCTGGAACGAGATTCGGGAAGCTCTCAACACCAGGCACATCCAACACACCGCGGCCGACGAGCCTGAGGTCAGTCACGAATCAAAGCTCCAGAAGTGGGGCGTACGAGCGCTCGCCGACCCGACCGGTGTAGCACAAGAGAACTGCCTCCGCACCACAGTCGGTTGGGTCAACGCCATCAGCAACCTCATCAATCCCGTCCGCAAGATCGAGATCGTTGGAACATGCCCCGTCGAAGGCTGCCACGCCACACACGCCTGGACATGGAACGAAGACGAATGGATCCGCAACACCGCCATCACCGCGGCCGGACTCCAAGTCCAATGTGGAGCATGCGGAACCACTTGGGCTGGCGCCGATCTGCACTCCCTCCCAGCTCTTATGGAAGCGGCCGAAGAATTCGTCCTAGAACTGTCAGTGGCGAATGAGTTGGTGAACCCATGAAGAACCCCGGACTGCACCTCGCAGCACTCAGATCCTTCACCAAAAGGAAAGAACCGGCCTGTAAGGGATGGCAAGTGACCCTCCCTGAAAAGATCAGCATCGTCCACTGCTTCCGCCGAGACTCGCGTATACGGCACATCGAAGCTCCACTCTTCCTCGAAGAACCGGACGACTACCGACACGCGCTCTGTGGCGCCCAAGTAAAACTCATACTGCCAACAGCATTCGCTAACGCCGGCGACGATGAGTGCCCTCGCTGCGCAGAACAGCTCAGTCTGGACCAGTCCAACGGGCTTCGCCACCCGACACCTTGGGATGGCGTTCCATGGTGGACAGGAGCTGAAGGGCCACGGCCAAGATGACACGCTTGTAAGTCGCGGCCGGGTGGGTTAATCTTGAGGCACAGAGCATAAGTGTCTCTACGACATGATGAAGGCCGCCATTGGTTCTAATGGCGGCCTTCAGTTTGTAGACACCCTATGTTCTAATTTTCGACCCAAATGGAGCTATCCCGAGCGGCTAGGCGTTGGATCGAAGCTATTAGTTCCCTTTCCTTCGAACTACGCTGGTCGACGCTCGAAGATTGAGCCCCAGACAACACCCTTGCCATTTGCCTTTTTTGCTTTCTTGACAAGTTGTTAGAAGCTTTTTTGATCGCTGCGATCACTTCTTGTTCCTCGTCTCGTATGCTTCTTCTCATCGCATTCGCAGCTTCCTGCGCAGATGCCTCTGCTCGAAACTTGCGACCTTCCGCAAGATCCCTCACTGCATGCGAAACCTGCCTAAGAACATAAGCTACAGCGGCAACGCCGGCCGATGCGGTCATAGCAGCCGATTGGATTACCTGCAGATCCATCTCATAGGGACTCCCATAGCGAGACCGGATAACCTGAAATCTTGACAGGATTCTGTGATTCGATGAGTAGCTAGGGTCATCCGATTCGAGGAACAGTCCGAGAGCTAGAATATTTGTCACATCGCGAGTCAATCGCTCGTGGGCAACGATGCTGATCCGAGGCCGCATTTCGATTCTCACAAATATGAATGTCGAGCTCAGATCCACTTCCGCAGAGACCGTCGTAGTCGTCATTCACGAATATTACCCTCCACACTTCCGTTTAGGCACCTGCTTCAATAAGAGCACCAGCAATGTTGGTCGTCTGAGCGACATGGCGGCGGACACGTTCCCTCCTCACTGGCGAGCGAAGAGCATAACTGAGGGTTCACCCAGAGGGCGGGGGGCGATCCACGATGCGATCCAGGATCACGTGGCCCGATTAGGGCACAGCGGCCTACTCGTCGATGTGGTCATTGGGTAAACGACAATGGCCGACGATGACGGCTTCATAAACTCGTGCTCCACACCTGCAGCTTCCACACCACACAGCTCATTTGGACTAGCGAAACTCACCGTCGAACAGCTCACCGATGACATCCTCGGGCGGAACCAAGACTGACTTTGATTGTTCCAATTCTTCGATAGACGGCTACTAGACTTGCGCCGCCCAACACTATGGCACGGCGTTCCATAGTGGACAGGAGCCGAAGGGCCACGGCCAAGATGACACGCTTGTAAGTGCCCGCCAAGCGCATTAACCCGAAGGCACAGAGCATAAGTGTCTCCAAGACACGACGGTTGGCCGCCACTCTCCGAATGGTGGCCAACCGTTTTTATTTGGAATCCTGAAGCTTTTGGTGAAATTGCCCTAACGCTCGGCTCAACTCCCCTTCCACCCAGTTAGTGAGCTTCCTCATCAACACCTCCGTGGCTTGAGGGGTCAATTCGCGCATCCAAACATCCAAACCGTCGTTTGCGCTAGAGGCGACAATGAGTTCAGCCCGCCCGTCATCAGCTGTAGAGATTCCAATATTTATCTTGACCAAAACCCTCGCTGCCTTGGGCCACGTACTGGCTATCCTCAGGTAGAGTGCGCCGTCCTTACCAATTACTTCGTACCCTGTTGGCACGTGATGCGGGCCCGTAAGCAAGCTAGCGTATGCGGAGCTTTCGATAGCCCTCGGAAGATCTAAGGTGGCGAGCTGACTAGTCAGTTCATTCACCGTCATATCCCTCAGCCGAACTGCGGCCGCACGGATTTCCTCGCTCCCCGAGCTACTTGCAAAAAGTTCCCGCAGATCATCCATGATGGTTTGCGTTTCGCCCGAATAATGCAACGACGATCGGATCAATCCGATAGTGTCGACAACCCTCTCCCCTATAAAGCTCACGAATGGCTTAGAATTTCCTCGGTCCGCGGCTTCAAGCGCATCAAAGTAGGGGTTGCGCTGATCCGCAAAAATCACAAGGGGAATGCCTGGATTGCGATAGAGATAAATACTGGCGAGGGCGCGAGCCACTCGTCCATTGCCGTCTGCGAATGGGTGGATGCAAACATAGGCATAGTGAGCGTATGCGGCCTGAACGATCGGATGTGCAGCGATAAACTTCTCTGATCGCAGTTCATCGACAAGCCTCTGCATCTCGGGTGCAGTGTCAGCGACGGGAGCGTAGGCGTGCACGTGACCACCCTCCAAAGTGGGACTGTTAGGCATCGTCTTATATTTCCCCTTTGGCAGGTCATGCTTCTGCGGTCCAACCGCGGTGTAGACGGTGTAGGTGTCCTGACTGGCGCAGACCAGCGCATGCAGTTCCCTGATGAAGACCTCCGTCACGATGACAGATTGTGTCGCGGCATCTAGAACAAATTCATAGGCATTCAACGCATCCTCGAAAGCCCTCCGAACATGATCTCCGCGGGAGGCCATGGCAACCTCCCAACTGGCGGATTGCGTGGCTATCGTTCTGGTGAAGCCGCGATCGACGGAGTACAAACCCTCAATGGCGCCCGTATCGATCGCAGCAGACCGCGTGGCAGCCAATACAGCGGATTCGAGCGTCGATGCGCTGGCCCCATCTTTAGCGTGTTGGAGCAGGTCGCGGTATCGGTCGAATGCTTCGGACCTAAATTCACCGGGATACCACTCGCTGTAAGTCGGGATTGGTCGGTAAACGGCGCCATTCTGATCTGTCATAAGTCGAACCCTACCCGCATACATGCCGGCGAACAGGTCTGTCGCATTGGATATTAGCGGATGCCTCGCCATTCAACCCTCCGGTGAATTGAAACAGAGGAATGCGCACCACCCGACCGGACTATGCAGAGCGTTCCTATAGTCGAATCCACCCAGGAGCAACCTATGTCTACTCAGTACCGCAAAACGCCAGTCGTCATCGAAGCGATGCTTCTCAATGGCAACGCCCACGAAGTCATGACATGGGTTCAGCAGATCCCCCGGGGGGCCTCAGCTACCTATGATCTGGACGATAACGGGCCCATCTACATCACGACGGTCGAGGGGACGATGAAAGCGGAGCCCGGCGATTACATCATCCGGGGAGTTCAGGGTGAGTTTTACCTTTGCAAGCCGGACATCTTCGAGAAGACCTACGAGCAGGTTGGATAGCCTTGCGTCGGCTATACAGTGCTGTGTGCCAGTGGCTCGAGGCCGATGCGCAAGCAAAGGGGCAGGCCAACGAAGACCAGCCAGAAGGCGACAACTTTAGTCAAGTCGAACTTGCACACTCCTACACCAGCCACCCCGAGATGCACAGTGGCCACCGTGAGCAATCCATAGATGATGACAACGGTGGACGTGGACGGTCCATCTCACTGCGATGGAATGGAACCGCCGACAGCTGATGGCATGGCATACCTCCACCCGCTCGAAGCGCCTACCACCTGACTGGCCCAAGCTCAGGCAAGCCGTCAAACGTAGAGCCGGCGGGATATGCGAATGGGTAGCCGACGGCCACCGGTGCACAACCATAGGTAGCGAGTGCGACCACACCACCCCGGGCGACAACCACGCGCTGTCCAACCTCCAATGGTTATGCACCAATCACCACGCCGAAAAGACCCGGCAAGAGAACGCGGCACGCAACACAGCCAACGCCCAACTCAGACGCAGACCCACCGAACCACACCCAGGGAGAACACCATGACCGCAGTCACCCTCAGCAAAGCAATCGGCGGACACAACAAAGGTGCGACCATCAACGTCACACCAGGCGTCGCCGCCTACCTCACCAACACTGGACACGTCGAAGAGACCACAACTCCGGCCGTGGCTGAGGACACGGACACCAAGCCAGCCGGCAACGCAAGCCTAGAAGCATGGTACGACTACGCACTACGCAACGGACACACCGAAGCCGAACTTGACGGACTCAAGAGGGACGACATCAAGACACTCATCGGATAGACTCAAACCATCGCGAGGTCGACGGCCAACCCCACTGCGGGGTGCCTCCCCCGCGGAAAACCCCCTTACCGCCGGATAGCAACTCTCATCCTGCGTGCGCTCCTTCTGGCTTTTTCGGTGGGGCTGGGAGCTCCCTGGCTCTCTCTGTGCCGACCTTTCGATGGCTTTGTGGGCTTGAATAACCCCCGCTTCGGTAGATCGGCTCCTGCAGATGCAACCTCTTGCGAACCCTTCCAACTCTCCTAGATTTAGCGGATTATCCGTAACAACTACGGTAGACTAGAAGGATGACTGAGAGGGTGTGCGAGTACTGCGGAGAGAGCATCAATCTCCTGCGTGCTGGCGCCCGGTTCTGTTCCACGAAGCATCGTGTTTATGCGTCTCGGAAGCCTGTTTTACCGGTGGAAATGACTAGTAAAGCGCGATGGATGCGGTGGAAACCGGTTCGACGTGGGGGTCGGGTGACGAAGCTGCCCATCACCACCGAGGGGAAGCCGGCGTCTTCTACGAATACGGCTACGTGGTGTTCCTACCAGGTGGCTCGCCAGTCCACCTTGGGCACCGGCCTCGGGTTCGCCCTTGGTGAGGGTATCGGCTGCATTGACTTGGATCACTGCATCATCGACGGCGTGGTCGCCGAGTGGGCACGCGCAATCTTGGACTCATGCCCGCCGACCTATATCGAGGTCTCCCAGTCCGGTGAAGGCCTGCATATCTTCGGCCTGTTGCCTGAGGGTTCCGGTCGGAACATCCGCTCGGGAGAAATGGCGATCGAGTTCTACTCCGCCGGCCGGTACATCGCCGTAACCGGCAACAGCTTCGAGGGTTCCCCTACGAGGCTCGCAGATTTGTCCGGGGTTGTTGCCTCGGTCGTCTAGTGCCCCTGGTGGGCGCGCACAGCGTCCCGGGAGGACATCATGGCAGCTACAGCACCGCGTGGCCTGGAGGCCAAGGGTAAGCGCCTGTGGAAGGACACCACATCTAACTACGAACTCCGCGCCGATGAACTGGACACACTCGAGGACATCTGCCGTGAGGCCGACCTGATCGTTCGCCTCGAGGCAGAACTCGATGGGGCGGAGCTGATCACAACTGGTTCACAGGGGCAGGACGTTGCTAATCCCATGGTGTCGGAAATCCGGCAGCATCGGGCAACAAAGAAGGCTCTGTGGGCCAGCCTGAAACTGCCAGATGAGGGTACCGCGGGCAACCAGCAACGCGCGGCGGCACAAACACGTTGGGCCCAGACCCGTGGCAAGGTCTCGTAGCTCCGCGGCTCTCATCACTTCTGCCGAGTCGGACTTCGCGGAGATTATCCGTTGGTACGAGGATCAGCTCGCGTCTGCTTTCCCTCCTGCCGGGCTGTTGTGGGAGCCGGTAAAGATCGGTCCGACCTGGCAGTACGAGAACGGGTGGACGCTCCCCCGCTTCACACTCGGATGGCGGATCCTTGCTTGGTGTGGGTACTGGCTGAAGGACAAGCACGGGAAGCCTTGGGCGTTCACCGCTGAGCAGACCCGGTTCATCCTCTGGTACTTCGCTGTCGAAGAGTCCGGTGACTTCGTCTACCACTCGGGTGTTCTGCAGCGGTTGAAGGGTTGGGGCAAGGACCCGATCGCTGCGTGCCTGTCGATGGCGGCCATGTTCGCCGAGGTGACCTTCGACTACTGGGATGGAGACAACCCGGTGGGACGCGAGCAGTCGAACGCGTGGATCCAAATCGTTGCCGTATCACTCATTCAGACGCAGAACACGATGAAGCTCTTTCCGTCGCTGATCACTGCGGAGGCACGGAAGCACTACGGCATCCAAGTCGGCAAGCGGAACGTGTGGGGTGCTGGCGATGAGCGGCAGATCGAGGCGGTGACGTCGTCGGTAATGTCCATCGAGGGCGGCCGACCGACGTTGGTGATCCGCAACGAGACGCAGAACTGGAATTCTTCGAACTCTGGTCATGAGATGGCTGGAGCAATCGAGGGTAACGCGGCGAAGTCCGATAAGGATTCGCCGGCAAGGATGCTGGACATCTGCAATGCGTACCGGCCGGGTGAGGACTCGGTGGGTCAGCGTATGAGGGAGGCCTACGAGTCGACATTGGGTGATGAGGCAGATTTTGCCGAGTTCGGTGTCATGTATGACTCGCTTGAGGCTCCCCCGGAGGCGCCGTTGACGTTGGCCGCTGCCCCTGACGTGGTGCTTGCGGTGCGGGGTGACGCGGTGTGGTTGGACGCGGAGGGGCGCATCAGAAAGTCGATCGCGAACCCGGCGAACACTCCGAGTGAGTCGCGGCGTAAGTGGTACAACCAGATCACCGCGGCCGAGGACGCGTGGACTGAGCCGCTTGAGTTCGACCCGCTGAAGGATCCTGAAAAGGTCCTGGAACGTGGCGAGGAAATCGCCCTGTTCTTGGACTGCTCTAAGTCCGACGATGCCACCGCTTTGGTGGGCTGCCGGATGTCCGATGGACATGTGGTGACTCTCGGTATGTGGCAGCGTCCGCCTGGCAAGCGCGGGGACGGATGGTTGGCGCCCCGCGAGAAGGTCGACCAATCGGTGCGCGAAGCGTTCGACGAGTTCACAGTGGTGGGTTTCTTCGGGGACCCGTCGCATGTGAAGGACGACGAGACGATGGACCGCTACTGGGATCCGCTGTTCAACGACTGGCACCTGCAATACCGGCACAAGCTCCGTGTGTGGGCGTCAGGAAAGAAGGGTGGATCTGGCCATGCGGTCATGTTCGACATGTCGGCCCGGGACAACACCCGTTCGTTCGCTTCTGCGGTGGGCTTCACTCTCGAGGAGATCAAGTCTGCATCGTTCACCTGGGACGGCGACGCCCGGTTGCGTCGACATGTGCTGAATGCCCGTCGGTACCCGGTTGACGGGTACGTATCCATTTCGAAAGACAAACGCGAGTCGAAGAACAAGATCGACCTCGCAATCTGCATGGTCGGCGCCCGCATGGTGCGCCGGCTAATCCTGAACAGCGGCAAGAAGGGTGGTGGGCAAGTATGGTGATGCGAAAAAATGCTGTGCTGGAGCTCGCCAACGACGTCCTTGTCCCTGGCTGGCAGCAGGAACGCCAGAAACTCGACAGGATCGATAATTGGCTGCGTTGGACACCTGAAAAAGTGCGGGTGCCAACCTCGGCTGACCAGGAAGAGAAGTACCTTCGGGACCTCGCTGAGACTCCTTGGCTTAGTTTGGTCGTCACGACGGTGGCTCAGCAGTTGGTTGCTGAACTGGTTCGTTCAGCCAAGTCGCTGAATGTGGATCCGGTGTGGGAGCCGTGGGTGCGGAACCGGATGCCATCACGGCAGCGGGCCATCCACCGCGCAGCCCTTGGCTACGGGTACGCCTACACGACGGTGATGCCCGGTGACACAGGCTCCGTGATCCGGGGTTACTCGCCACGGGACATGTACGCGGTCTACGCTGACCCGGTTGAGGACGAGTACCCGATGTATTACCTGCGTGTGCGCGGCGATCACCGGTACGTGGTCGACGAGGAAACTGTCCACGTTCTCGGGCTTGAGGATGGGCGCCTCCAGTACATTGAGGAACGCTCCCACGGGGTTGGTGTGGCTCCGGCTATCCGGTACTCCAATCAGATCGACCTTGAAGGCCGCACCCCGGGCGAAGTTGAACCATTCATCCCAGCCGCTCAACGTATCAATAAGACGACATTCGACAGGTTGCTTGTTCAGCATCACTCGTCGTGGAAGGTTCGCACTGCCACCGGCCTCGAAGACCCCAAGAGCGACGAAGAGAACGAGCGCCGGAAGCTGCTGTTGCGCCAGAACGACATCCTCACGGGCGGTGAGGGGGTCAACTTCGGCACCCTCGATGAGACGAGCCCTGAGGGCCTGATCAAGGCCGAGGAAGCGGACATTGAAACGCTGGCCGCGGTCTCCCAAACCCCGGCGCACGCACTGACGGGCAAGATGATCAACCTGTCCGCTGACGCGATCACCGAGGCCCGAGCCATGCTCGACCTGAAAGCTGGAGAGCGCAAGGTCGGCTTCGGTGACTCGCACTGCCAGACATTGCGGCTCGCCTCCCATATCGAAGGGCGCGAGAACGACGCGAACGACTTCAGCCTGGTCATTGACTGGGCAGACCTCGAATCGCGTTCAATGTCGCAGGCTGCGGACGCTCTCGGCAAGATGGCGTCGATGCTCGGCATTCCTCCGGAGAAACTGTGGGATCGTATCCCCGGCATCACTCCGGATGTGGCGAAAGGCTGGCTGGACTACAAGCGGGAGAATCCTTCCGCCGAAGCCCAGTTGGCCAACTCCCTGATGGTTCAGTCCAATGGCACTGACGGCTGAGGGCAGGGAGCTCACTGAGGCCAACCGTCTCGCCCAGCTTGCTATCGCGGCCCGCGCTATGGCCGTCTCTAGCGTCCTCTGGGATGGCGTGGACGTGGGGCGATTGGATCAGTCCACGGCCCGATGGATGCCCGCCCAGCTGGCGGTGCTTCGCAGGTTCCACAATGACTCCAACCGCGTTGCTGGGGAATATCTGCGCCAGTACCGGCTAGCCGAGGTCGGACAGCCCGGGGATCCTATCCCGGGTGTGTTTGATACGGCCGAGATGCGCAACACCATGTTGCTGGCTGGCCCGGTTCGAACAAAGTTGCTGATCGCTAACGGCATGGAGCCAGATGAGGCGAAGGCAGGAACGTTCGTCAAGCTTGGCGGCATGGTTCGCCGGCAGGTGCTTGATGGCGGTCGCGGATCGGTCAACAGGACTGAACGTGGCGACCGGAGAGCCAAAGGTTGGCGGCGCGTCAGCGATAGAGACCCTTGTACGTTCTGCGCGATGCTTTGCGCTCGGGGCCCTGTCTACGGATCTGAACAGAAAGCTAACCAGGTGGGCGGCTCCGGACTCCAATTCCACGGACACTGTGGCTGTACCGCCGAGATCATCTACGGCGAGTGGACACCCACTGAGACTGAGCAGACATTCGTGAACGCCTATGACGCTGCGGCAGCGGAGGCCGACGCGGCAGGTCAGTCACGCATGCAAAGCACCATCCTCTACAGGATGCGCCGAGATGGATCCTTCAAGGACTCCCCCAAGATCCGCAACGCGAACAGCGCTGCGTAAGAGCTGCCCTGGTGGCGGCGCCAGTACGAGAAGCCCCAGGAGGGCACATGTCAGAACAGCCAGCCGAATCCACTGAATCGACCGAGGAGAACACGGAGGAAACCAAAGCCCAGGAGGCGAAGGGGACCGAAGAAGAATCCACGGAAGAGGTATTCGACGCAGAGAGGGCTCGCGAGAAGATCCGCAAAGCCAATGGCGAAGCGAAGAACCTCCGAGAACGCGCCCTCGCTGCTGAGGAGAAGGCGAAGGGCGCCGAAGGCAAAGACACGAGGATCACGACCCTGGAGGCCGAGAATCTGCGTCTGCGCGTTGGTGTCAAGCATGGACTGCCCGAGGCGCTGATCAAGCGCCTGTCGGGAACCACCGAGGAAGAGATTCTCAAGGACGCCGAAGAGCTCATGGAGTTGTTCGGCCCGAAGAAGCCTCCGACGAACCGCCCAAGCGAAAAGCTCCGCGGCGGCGGTGACCCAACTAGCGAGCCCGAAGAGCGGGACCTCGACAAGTTGGCGCAAGGCATTTTCCGTTAGATCGTGCGTCTCCGCCACGGAGGTCGCGCCAGTAACTACACACTAGGAGGCCCCCGTGGCTAACACTCTTTACACCCCGGAACAGGCGGCGCGGGCTACGCTCGCTTCCCTGCGCTGGTTGACCAACCTTCCCCGCACCGTCCGTCAGGACTTTTCCAGTGACTTCGTTGCTGGCCGGGGTCAGACCGTGAATGTGCTCGGCCCGGTTAGCGCCGGCACCGCGAAGGTCTACACCAAGGCCCAGCGCGACGCCCGCGAAGCAATCCAATTCAACGAGCTGGATCAGCAGTGGTTCCCGGTCACCCTGGATAACCAGGTGTACAACGCACTGCGACTGCCGGACGACTTCGCAACGTTCACCCTGACCAACCTTGCCCAGCAGGTCCTTCGACCTCAGGCTGAGTCGGTCGTTGATGAACTCGCTGCGCCGCTGATCGCGGAGATGGCGACCATAGCTACGGACGCGTCGATCCCTGCTGTGGCTCCGGATGGCTCGAACATCATGCAGGTCCTGATCAAGTCCCGGCAGGTACTCAACGAGCGTCGCGTCCCTACCGACAGCCGCACGTTCGCTGTCGGGGCGGACATCGAGGCCGCGATCCTATCGTTGCCCCAGCTTCAGAAGGTCAATGAGGCCGGAACTTCGGAGACCCTGCGGAACGCGACCATCGGCCGCCTGTTCGGTTGGACCATCGTGGCTGATGCTGCGCTGCCATCCGATTTCGGTATCGGCTACCACCGGGACGCGTTCGCTCACGTCACCCGTCCATCACGTCAGCCTGAGGGTGCGGCGAAGTCGGCCACGGTCGCACAGGATGGGTTCGCGCTCCGCTGGATCCAGCACTACAACCCGCTGCAGCTCGAAGACCAGTCAGTTGTGGACACCTTCTACGGTGCCGCCACACTGGACGCCAACCGGGCCGTCTCCGTCTCGCTCGCGACAGGCGTGTAATGGCGGCCCCGGCAACTCTCGCCGGGGTCGAAGAGCTCGCCGATTGGCTTGGTGAGCCGATCCCAAATGGTACGGCTGAGTCCAAGCGAGCGGTGCTCTGCCTGCGTATCGCGTCCGCCCTGGTTCGTAAGGAATCGGGGCGGACGTGGACCACTGACACGGGGACCCTTGTCGCGGATGTCCCCGAGGATGCGGTCATGGTCACTCTTTATTGTGCTGGCCGGGTGTTCGATAACCGGTCAGCACAGACGCGGGGTTCCATTGACGACCGGGACGAGGCATGGCGGGTCGATGAGTCAGGTGCTTACCTGACTGACTCCGAGAAGCGGATGCTGTCCGCCTTCAAAGCCACGTCTTTGAGGGGTCTTGGTGTTGTTGCGACGACTCGCATTGACACTGTTCCCGCCTCCCAGGGGTGGGTTCCTACGGGTACGCCCGAGGTCCAGTTTCCTTGGTATTAGGGGGTTTTCATGCGTCTTGGAGTTCTGCTCAAAAGTGGGCAGCGTGCGGCTGAACGGCTGATGGTCGATCGGTGCAAGGTTGCCCGCACCACAGGTGAGTCGGTGTTCAACCCGGCGACGGGGAAGTACGAACCTTCCCTGACCACCACCTATGAGGGTAAATGCCGGTTGCAGACTTCACGCACGCAAGCGGCCAACCCCGAGGCCGGCGGCGCGGTGTTCACCGTCGAAAGGCTCGACCTGCAACTGCCGGTCTTGGTTGAACTTTCGGTGGGTGAGGTCGCCGAGCTGGTCGAGTCAATCAATCCGATGATCGTGGGGAACAAGTACCGCGTCACCGGGTTGGCGGGCAAGACTCACGAGACGAAGCGGACCTACAGTGTGGAGGTTGTGTCGTGATCGACTCGTCAGAGCTCAACGGTTTGGCCGCGGACTTCTCCAGAGCGGGAAGTGTTGCTGTCGGGAAGGTTCGCCCGATTGTTTCCAAGGGCGCACTGAACATCAAGAACCGGATGCAGAAAGACGCTAGCGCCTCCCGACACTTCGGGCAGATCGCGCCGACCATCGACTACCACATCAACGCCACTGACGAAGGTATCGAAGCCGAGATTGGCCCGAACAAAGCTCGAGGCCGGTCAGCTTCCCTGGCCGGTCTGGCTTACTTCGGTTCGTCCCGGCCAGGCGGTGCCACCGTCATGGATCCCATCCACGCTTTGAACGACGAGGCGGGGAACTTCGTGGAGCATCTAGCTAAGGCTGTGGGGTTCATCTTCGAATGATCCGTGAACACTACCTAGCAGTCCGCGACCTCATCCCCGAGTCCGCAAGTTATGACATCCACTTCGGGAGCGTGAGCCCCAAGCACGACGAAGAAGGCAAGGAGATCCCCCTGCGTTACCCGTATGTGGTCGTGTGGGGCGACTTCGGCACGGAGCATTCGGAGTCTTTGGCCCGCGTCCCCGACCAGCTGGACCTCCGCCCGCGTGTCACCTACGCAGGCGAGGGGTATGAGCAGGTGATGTGGCTCGCCGACACGGTGCGCCCCCACCTGAACCGGGCATCCCCTGTGGTGACCGGTTGGCACCCGGGAAAGATGAACGTCTCCCCTCTCCGCCCACCCGAAGAAGACCAAGATGTGACCCTCCCCGGTTCGAACACCTACCCGTGGGCGGCTGTTGACGAGTTCCCGTTCATATCCACCCGCAACTAACAATCCCCGGCCCCATTGAGGGCCATTTTTTATGCCCGAAAGGCGATCATCATGCCCCTCATTGAGGTCTATTCCAAGACGACCGGGGAGAAGCAGTACGTCCCCGAGCACTTCCTGGCTTCGAAGAATCCAAAGCTGAACAACTTCCGCAAGACCCCGCTCCCCGAAGTTCCGGCGGCAGCAGAAACCCCGAAGAAGAAGGAGTCCTGACATGCCCCGTTTCATTGGCGATGGAAAGACCAAGTTCACCCTGCTCACCACGAAGCCAGCTAACCCGGCTGACCCGACCGCTACCGAGCTGAACGCGGGTATTGATGCGTCGTTCAAGGTTCTCGGCAGCGACTTCCTTTGGTCGGCCACAGACTCGACAGCGATCACTGAAACCCCGCTTGGCGAAAAGATCGAATCCTCCGCACCGGGCCGCGGCATCTATCAGGCAGGCCTGACCCTCTGGCGTTACTTCGCCCTGGCCGGCGGTGCGGATCCCACCGAGGACGAGGTATTCGAGGCGCTGAAGGCCAAGGGCACCACCCTGTGGGGGTACGCCCGCGAAACCGACAAGGACGCTGAGGAAGATTGGGCGGCCGGCGACGAGATCTATCTCGGAGCTGAGGTCGTCAATGACACCCCACAGCGTCTCGATGGGACCGGATTCATCAAGCGCCGGGTCCCAATGATGGTCCAGCGGGCCTACGACAACATCACTGTTGCCGCCGGGGTCTAACACCCCTCGACCGGTTGGGTGCGCGTGATTTCAGTCTCCGCGCACCCAACCGCACCACGCCTTCTCGAGACTGAGCGAAATGGAGACTGAAACCCATGACTAATTCACCAGACGAGTTCGACCTCGACGGTTGGGTGAAGGGCATCAAACGCCCTGAGCGTTCCGTGACTGTGTACCAGCGGCCCGACATCATCGCCGAGCTGGATGAGTTGGAGAGGCAGATCAAGACCGCCCGACGCGTCGCACAGGACGACGAAGGAAGCCTCGGATCCAAACGTTCGCTGCGTGCCCTTGAGGGTGAGTACCAGCGGATGGCTCAGGAGTTCTCCGACTCGGCCCTCACGATTCGTCTCCGGTTGGTTGACGCGGACGAGAAGAAGCGGATTGTCGCGAAGTCCAAGAAGGGCGACATGGCCGATTTCGCCGGCCGCATGTGGTCAGCGGCGATCATCAGTCCGAAGGTCACACCCAAGCAGGCGCTGGCCCTACTCAGCAGCATCGATGAGGTCCAACTCGCCGCCGTGCAGGAGAAGTTCGACGCCATGCAGGCGGACATGCCATCTGTGAGCGCCGATTTTTTGCCGAGGTCCTCTGGACGGGAAAGTGGCACGGAGTAGTCCAGATCCTCAAAACGTGTGAGCGGTTCGGCCGTCCGCCGTCCGCTTACATGGGCGGTCCGGAGTGGGGCGAGAAAGACCACCTATTGACTCTCGCCTACACCGTTTACGTGGATGGGTTGAACGAGATGGGCTTCCCTATCAATCAGTCCCGCCACTTCGATAACGACGGTTACTACGAGGCCGAAACCATCCAGGATCATTCACTGGCTGCCGTTGAGCAGTTCCAGAAGGACAACAAAGTTTCGAGTCCTGGCGAGCGGGTCGTGGTTCGTTACACGCGCCCGCCGGGTAAACCGCTAGCTACGTTCCCTGCGGATACCAAAACCAACAATCAGGGTAATCAACCCTGCAAACGCGACAAGAATGCTGAAGCCGTACAGGAATGACTCTGAGGAATCTTCGCCGCCTGTAGCAAATATCAAGTGAACGGCGATCCCGAGCACGAGCATGGCCAACCCGGTCACTATCGCGTTGTGCCCGCGCCGTTTGGCCTGTATCCCCCGCGTGTCAGTCATCCACCCATTGAACAGCATGTAGGGGGTTCCCGCTATGGCGGATCGCAATGTAGTCGTGCGCCTAACAGCCGAAATCGCCGGTTTCAAGCAGGCGATGGACGAAGCCACACGGGTTACGAAACAGACCCAGAAGGCTACCGAGGATGCCGGGAAGTCCGCTGACACAAACCTTGGGCGGATGGTCCAGTCTGCGCAGAAGAACCGCCAAGCGTGGGATCAGACCGGCGCCACATTCCTGAAGACAGGTGCCGTCATCGGCGGCGGCTTGGCAATGGTCACGAAGGCTGCCGTTTCGTGGGAGTCTGCGTGGGCTGGCGTCCAGAAGACCACGGACGGCTCGCCTGAGCAGATGGCCGCGCTTGAGAAAGAGCTTCGCGGACTTGCCAAGACTCTGCCGGCAACGCATGAAGAGATTGCTGGTGTGGCTGAAGCTGCAGGTCAGTTGGGTATTCAACGCGAGAACGTTGCGTCCTTCACCAAAACGATGGTTGACCTCGGGGAATCCACCAACCTGTCATCTGAGGAAGCGGCTACGGGTTTGGCGCGGTTCTCCAACGTGATGGGCACCAGCCAGGACGACGTCTCGCGTTTGGGCTCCACGCTGGTGGGGTTGGGCAATAACTTCGCCACCACTGAGTCCGAAATCCTGGCGATGTCCATGCGCCTCTCCGGTGCTGGCGTGCAGGCTGGGCTTTCTGAGGGCGAAGTGATGGGTCTCGCGGCTGCTATGTCCTCAGTGGGCATTGAGGCTGAGGCTGGCGGTAGCGCCATGTCCATCACCATGAAGCGGATCAGTAAGGCCGTCGAAGAGGGCGGCGGGTCACTCGACCTGTTCGCCAAGACTTCCGGCATGACCTCGGAGCAGTTCTCGACGGCTTGGGAGAATGACGCAGCCGGTGCCTTGACCACATTCGTTGCTGGTCTTTCTGAGACTGAAGCGATGGGCATGTCCACCAACGCTGTGTTGACCGAGCTGGGCATCACTGGCATCCGCGAGGCTGACGCACTCTTGCGCCTGTCGTCCGCTCACGAGGTAACGACGGCAGCAATGGCTCAGGGCAACGAGGAGTTCGCACGCAACACCGCCTTGCAGGAAGAGGCTGCGAAGCGGTACGAGACTACTGAATCCAAGATCAAGATCGCTTGGAACAACATCAAAGATGCTGCCATTGAGGGCGGCGCTGTAATCCTGCCCGTTATAGCTGGGCTGGCTGAGGGTGTCGCTGATATGGCGGAGTTCTTCGGGAACCTTCCGGGGCCGGTGAAGGGTGCCATGACCGGTATCGCTGGCATTGCCGGTGTTGGTGCGCTCGCCGCTGGAGCTTTCCTCACCCTGTTTCACCGGGTAATGGACACGGTCGGCGCGTTCAAAACGCTATCTGCTGATGCTCCACGGGCTGCTAGTGCCCTCGGCAAGGTCGGCAAGGCTGCTGGTGTGGCTGCTGTTATCGGCGGTGTGGTTACGGCGCTGGCTAAGTGGTCAGAGTCCAGCTACATGGCGGACATTGACACGGGTATGGGCAAAGTCTCCGACGCGCTCGCCGACATCACCACCGACGCACCCGGCGCGGCAACAGCGCTAGACTCCCTCTTCCAAGATCGCAATGGCGGGGATCTGATCGGGAATGTTGACGATCTCGGATCAGCTATCGACCGGACGTTCAACAAGACTGCGGGCCGTAAGTTCAATGACTGGGCTGAGGGCATCATTAGCTCAATAGTCCCCGTTGAGGGCTCATCCCACATACTGGCGGATTCATGGAAGCGGCTTGATCAGGGGCTCTCCGATCTGGTCACCTCGGGCAACCTTGCGGGCGCGGACGATGCGTTCAAGAGCATCCAGGAGCAGGCTGAAGCTCAGGGTGTTTCCCTTGAGGAACTGTCGGCTAAGTTCCCCCAGTACGCTGACGCTCTAGCTACTGCTAGTGCTGAGCAGAAGGAAGCGGCCTCTAGTGCTGAGGCGACTGAGGCTGCTCTTGAGCAGGAGGCTGCTGCTGCGGAGGAAGCTGCTGTTGCTTCTGCGGAAATGGAAGAAGCTCTTGCTGAGATTGGTTTGTCAGCAGACGGCACGATCGCTTCTCTGAACACCTTCATCGGTGTACTGCAGGAGTCGGGTCTTCTGACCCTGTCTGCGCGGGATGCTTCCCGTAACTTCGAGGCCGCAATCGATTCGATCCAACCCGCCATTGATGCACTCATTGAGAAGCATGGCGGTCTGGGCGAGGTCCTCAACGACACCGCATCGGGTTTTCGAGACGACACGGAGGCCGGCCGTGAGGCCGGTTCCGCGTTCGACGCTGTCGCTTCATCGGGCGCAAACATGGCGCAAGCTATGGCTGACGCTGGCGGCACACAGGAAGAGCTCCAAGCACAACTTGGCACCACCTACGGCTCGCTGATCAACGCTGCGGGCCAATTCGGCATCACAGGTGAAGCTGCGGACCTGCTGGCCCGCGACGTAATGGGCATCCCCGCCGAGGCGAACATCGAAACGTGGATGTCCGACGAAGCCCTGAAGCGGGCCGAGGCGACGACCGCGGCCATGGACAACATCCCCGGCGAGGTCGACGTCCACTCATTCATGAGTAGCGATGCGAACGACATGGCGCTGAATACCAAGGCATCAGCCGAGGACGTGCCAGACCAAGTCACAATCGACTCCTGGATGTCCGACGCGGCGTTCATCGAGGCACTGGAAACCCGGGCCGCTGCACTGAACATCCCGCCGGACGTTGCGGTTGCTTCATTCATGTCGTCCGCGGCGCGGAACGAGGCCGACAGTACGACGGCGCAGGTGCTCAATATTCCTGCCGGGACATCGATCAGCTCATACATGGACGCCTACGCGCGGTACGAGGCGCAGAACCTCAACGCTGAACTGGACCGGGCGAACGGTCGGGTTGTGACCTCCTACATGGATGTGATTACCCGGCGGTCAGTCGTGGATATGGGTGGCGGTGCTGCACTAAAGCCTGGACAGATTGGCCGGATCGCAACTGGTGGGCGCGTTCGTGCTCCATCATTCGCTGACGGTGGACGGCTCCCCGCTACAGGGTTGGGTACTGACAAGATCCTTGGCATCTCGTCTATGACCGGCGGGCCTACTGCATGGGTTGATGACCGTGAATGGGTAATCAACCGCCCCATGTCTGATAAGTGGGACGTTCTGCTGGCCGCCATAAACCGCGACGACCCGCGCCTGTCTTCTATCCCGGCGCTTGCCGGCGGTGGACGTATGTCGCGGGAGTACCCGGCGGCGCCAGCTTATGCGGGTGGCAGCGGTTCGATGACGGCGACTGTGGAAACGGCGGCGATTGCTGCGGCGGTGTCGTCTGCGGTGGCCGGAATGCGGCCAATGGTCAACATCGGCGGGCGCGAGTTCTACGGCCTCATGCAGCAAACCAACAGAGACAACGGGGGCATCTAGTGGTGGCTTACCTTGGCCCGTTCGGGTCGATGATCCCATTCAAGTGCCCGTCCGCGTTGGCTGTTTCAGCGGCCGAGCGTTCGACGCTGACCCGGCTACTGGGCGGAGCTGTGTATGAGCAGCGCGGCCCTCGCGGCCGGCGTCAATGGTCAGTCGACATCGGCACGGCCACCCCGCAGGAGATCGCAATGTTGGGTGCGCTGGTAGATGGGTTCTATGGTCCGCCGCCGTGGGTGTTCGTTGGCCCAATGCAGATGGTCACCAACCTGCTCTCGCCTGAGCAGGCGCTGCTTGATACGGGAACGTATTCGACGGGCACCACGATCACTCAGGGTGGTGCTGGGACTACGGCTGACGGGCTGCGTTATGGCCGGTCATTGAACGTGTCGGGTGGTGCTGAGGTTGCTTTACATCGCCGTGATTCTCAGACTGAGCGGCTACCAGTGGTTCCCGGCATCCCTGTCACCGCATCCATTTACGGATCCGGCGGGGCTGCTATCCGACTCGACTGGATTAGTAACACGGGCGGGTTCATCTCCAACGTGACTAGCGCTGCGGGTTCGGGGAGTTGGACTCGCCGCGTGCTCAAAGCCACCCCACCTAGTAACGCTGCGGGCGCGCAGATGGTTGTCGTCGGAGCTACCGGCTTCACCATGCCCGCGTTTACCTGGACAACCGACACCGCCCCCTGGTCACCCGGTAAGGGTTCCAACGCCGTGACGGTTGACGGGCTCGCCGAGGCCGTCCAAATGGCCGTCCAAGATGCCCCGAACATGCGACGCGGTTCGGCCTCGTTCACAATACAGGAGCTCAATTAGATGCAGACGATCGCGGGGTATCCCACCAATCTGACCAGCTCGAAGCCTACTGTGACTGTCGGTTTGAATGGCACCCCGCGCAAGGTTGCATCAGTGAATGTCACTCGCGAGCTTCCCTCGGAACTTCCGGAGCAGGTTTCTGGTGGCTCAGGGATTGCGGCAGCAACGGGCGAAGTGGTGTGGTCCACCGAGGAGGTTTCCCGGTCGAAGCGAGTAACCCCATGGGGGTCGGGTGCCTTCCCTCCGAGGACTTGGGAGACGATCACCGTCGATTCAGGTTATGGCGGTGTGGAGGCGCGGTTGTTGACGGGCCAGGTCCGCGGCGGTTCCGGTTCGCTATCGTCCCGCTTCGTGTCGTCGGCGGTTATCGACTCGATCCACATGTTGAACCAACCCGTCTCGATTCAGCCGCTCCTGAAGGATATGCCGCCATTGAACTCGGGTGGAGATTACCGGTATATCGGGATCACGCCAACGTATTTCACTGACCGTATCCTGCGTGCGTGCGGGTTTTACTCGACGCCGGCACAGGAGAATGGCTGCGTGTTTTCGGCCCCTCTCATGGGCTCTGCGTGGCCTGAGCGCGGGCTGTGTGTGTCGTCTTCGTCGGCTGACTCGTTGGGTTCGCCGTCGTGGGTTGAGGCACCGTGGGGGCAGTCAGCATTCTCGCTGGACGCTTCCTACACTGGTGCGTTCACACCGGCCTATGATGGCCGGCTGAACCAGCCCATGCAGATGAGCCTCTGTGTAGACCGTTCGTACGCGTTTCCTGGTTCGGCGTCGGGCACGTTCACGACGTGGTGGGATGCGGATCATGTGCGGATTGGCGTCACTTCATCGGGTGCCGTGACGGCAATGAAGCGTGTCGGCGGCGTGGATTCTGAGGTTTGCCGGCTGACCATTGGGTCGGGCCGCGTGTTCACTCTGCGTGTTACTCCCGCTGGTCTGTGGACGATTGTGTCATCCGATGGCCGCACGGTTAGTGGCACGTCGGCGCTCTCGTCTGGGATGACCTCGACGCCGTTCACGTCGGTGCAGGTCCGCTCCGGTCATCAGGCGGCTTACCCGATTGGTGGTGCCCAAGTTGCTTTCACGAGCGTGTACACGGCGATCAATCATGTGCGGAACACGTCGCTGACTCCTGCCGCTTACCGGTTCAGTCTGGATGCTTCGCCGGCCATTGAGAACCGTAACGCCCTGGACTTGCTGAAGGAGCAGGCGTCGGCTGAGTGCGCGGCTTTCTATCTTGATGAGTACGGTGTCGCGACATGGATCAACCGTGACCTACTGACACCTGCCGGTCCTGTCGTTGAAACGATCACGCCTTCTACAAAATTGGTTGACCTCGATTGGGAGTACAACTGGGGCGGCGTCCGGTCGAAGGTCATCATCAACTACCGAATCCCTACGACATCTAAGGCGTCGAAGTGGGTCAATGATCTGGCGTTCCGTGGTGGCGGCGATTCGATGGAGTCCGGGCAGGAAAAGGTCGAGTTCGTTTCGGCTGGCTCCGATGAGGACTGGATCATCATCGATGAGACACCCGAGAGGATCGGTGACAGCGGCACTACGGCACCGTTCAACCGTGGCTGGGGATCCTTCTACGGGGGCACGGTCACAGATGGTGAGGACCTGGACCGGCTGGCAACAGCAACCGAACTGAGCGTGTCCGTTGAACGTCTCGGCGTCAATACCCTCAAGGTCACAACGCAGGTTGGCACGTTGCCTGCTGGGACGACGCTTGAGCTGCGTATGCCGGATTCTGTGACAGGAATTTGGCCGCAACATTCCAAGGCGAACCTGCCCGTGTTCCACGCGAACCGTGTTCTGCAATGGACCGGACAGAGTAAGACTGGCGTCAACCTTGGGCCGGTCAACGCACCAGTCCTTGAGCATGACACTGGCTTTTGGGTTCATCCTGACGGCATCCAGGCACTCGCTGACTGGCTCTCCGCACAAGTTTCACAACCACGAGCCGTAATCCGCTCACTCGAAGTGCTGCCAAATGATTGCAGGCAACGCACCGATATTGTGCAGGTCGAATTCGATCTAGTCAGTCTCCGGTGCCTCGTGGTTGGGATCAATGACACTACGTCCATGTCTGGACAAGCGATCAGTAAGTCTCAGTCACTCTCACTCCGGGTCATCAGCGACACGGCAGGCGAGACCTACAACGACCTTGACGCAGCCTACGGGTACGCAAACTATAGCCAGTTCGATGCGGCGTGGTCCCCGGACACCTACAACACCCTAGACTCCGATCCGCTAAGAGAGGCGTAACCAATATGGGGACAATACCTATCGGCTCAAACAACTGGGTCACCATCGACGGCAATACTGCGGTGGCGACTGTCGCTGACATCGCCGCAATCGTGGTTTCCGGTGACGCTTCCGTGGCGACAGCTAAGGGTGAAGCGGTCGCAGGAGACGCGGACACCCTAGCCGCTGCTGCTGTGGACGCCCAGAACAGGGTCAACATTGCGAAGGCTGAGGCGGGCGACTACTCGGATTTCCGGGATGACATCATCCGCACCGAGGCGATCACGCAGGCCGGGGTCTACACCGACCAGGAGACGGCGAAGGAGCGGGTACGGCTGACTCAGGTGGAGTCCACCAACACGAACCAGGGATCCACGCTCAACAACCACGACATCCGGTTGGAAGCTGTGGAGGCTCTCGGCGGGCTCGCACCCGGTAGCCTTTCAGATGCAACGATGGCTTCCATTGCTGCTTCGGCTGGGACACAGTTCGCAACCGAACTGACCAGCCAGATCGTCGGGTCGCTCCCTGTAGTGGTCACTAATGAACCCACAGGTGGAACCGACACGGCAATGCTGAACGCCGTACTCGCGGCCAACGCGGGCAAAATGGTGCAACTCCGCGCCGGCCGAACCTACATCATCAACGATCAACTCAACGTACCTAGCGGGACGACGTTCGACCTTAACGGTTCAACCATCGATGCCACAAGCATTCCAGCAGCCACCGCGTTGGGACAGCGCACAGCGTTCCGCACCGAGGGCTCGCTAAACTCCGCGCTGCCAATTTCGGCAGCTCTTGCTCAGGGGTCGCGAACAGTTACGGGGATCAGCAGCACAACAACCCTTTCGCCCGGCGACCTCGTGTTGATGGCTAATGACGAGTCGCCGGTGCCAGGGATGACCCGCTCGGACCGCGACAAGGGTGAGCTCAATGTCATTAAGTCGGTGGACTCGGGGACTCAGGCAACTCTTTTTATTGGCTCCCTTTTCGCTTACGGGAATACTGGGTTCAATCTGAGGAAGGTAAACCCGACGAAGGACGTGCGTGTTTCCGATGGCGAGGTATTGCTAGGTGGCGTGGGGTCAGGACACTGCGGATTGCAAGCTCGATATGGAAGAAACATCTATTTCGAGAATATGCGTGTGGACGGCGCCGAAGACACAGCCGTCAACTTCCGCACCGTCTGGAACGGACAAGTGCGAGGCGGCAACATTGAGAACTCCACGAGCTCAGCCACACTTGGCACGACCGGATACGGCGTGTCCATCGTGGAGGGATCAAGGTTCTGCGACGCCGAACGCGTCGAATTCAAGAACTGCAGACACTTCATAACAGGCGGCGGCTTCTGGCCGGCGTCGAACATCGACATCAACGACTGTTTCGGAATCGGTTCGCTCAACGCCGCCTACGACACCCACGAGTCGTGCTTCTACTGGCGTCTGCGGAAAAACAAGGCGCTTGCTTGCGCGGCAGGCTTTGGTATGCGAGGGCAGTTCATCGAAGTCGATGACAACTATGTCTTCGATTCCCCAGGGCTTGGTTACTCAGCACGTACTTTCGACGGTGTTACTGAGCAGCGCGGTATTTCCTTCCGACGCAACACTGCGGTTCGGTGTGCTGGCGGAGGTATCGCATTTGAGGGTATGGCTATCGGGGCCGAACCAAACTGCCTGAAGATCGACGGGGAGGCAACCGATAACATCATCACGGATTGCGGAACGCCAACCGTAGATGGGGTCGTTTTGCGCCACTTCGACGGGATGAGGGCGTGGGGTAACACTATCCTCAGGTCGGGCCGCAACGGCATCAACATAATCGGGCTTGTAGGGACACCATCGAAGAATCTGCAAATCGGGCCGCAGCGAATCCTTGACTCCGGAAGGCATGGAATCGAGATTGCGAATGTTGACGATGGTGCTGTCAGTGGCGCGGGAGGGGAGATTCGAGGCACGGTGAATAGCGGGATGAATATCACCAACTGCAACAGGTTTAACTACACCACCCCCACCATCCGGAACCCTGGGCAAGCCGGCGTGAATATCGTCGGCGGGTCAGGCCACTGCTTCTCGAACCCTTCGATAAGCGGTGGCCTCAACGCGGGCTACGACGCGATTCGAGTGAGCGGAAGTGGTGACTTTTCAGTGATCGGCGGAAACCTAGGTTCCTCGCGGCACGCTGTGTATTCGACCGCCACAGAGAACGTCATTCTTCAAGGGGTGAATATGCGTGGAGCAGCTAGCGGCCCCAGGTTTATCGTGGAGGCCGTCAATAAGGCGGTAAGCGGCAACCTGATCTGATCGCACAAATTTACTAATATCCAGCGAGGCGATCACTGAAGCACCCCTAGTGGGTGCCATTTTTATGCCCGATTTGTGCTACCGGCCTGAACCCGGTGACTGCTACCCATCGTTCAACCACTAAGGCAAGGAAGGTCTATGCGCCTGAAACCATACGGCCCGCGAGGGGTGGCGATGCTGTTCCTCGCAGCACTGGCCCTCACGAGAGCCTTCGCTTACCTGCAGCCGAGCTCACCGGCATTCACCCCGTCAATCCTCACCGAGTGGGTCATCCCTATCTGGGTGTGGGGAATCCTCTGGCTCGGCACTGCGATCCACCTGACCATCGCCGCTTGCAGGATGAACCACGCCCTTGCTTTGGCGGCCATCCAATCGATGTCCCTGCTGTGGGCGATCGTCTACATCATCGCCGCCTGGAACCGGGCAATAGTCGATGGACTCTTCATGGCGTCTGGCACGATCATCACCGCGGTCGTCTACATTTGCTTCGCCGGCCTCATCTACTGCCTCTCCAAAATGGTGAACCTCTCCCGCAAGGACTTCGAGGTGAGGGCGCATGGATAGCTGGGGAACGATCATCACCGGGGTCCTCGCCCTCATCGGTGTGGGCCTCGGCACCTGGGCGACCTACAAGCGCGGCAAACAGTCTGACAAAGTCACCGCGACCGTGTCGAGGGAGGCCAACGCGATCACCTGGTCACAACAGCTCCTCGACCGTTTGGAGAACGTAGAGAAGGAAGTCGAGAAGCTCCGCACCGATCTGAACAAGGTCACCCGCACGTTCTCCACGGCGATCAACTTCATTGAGCGGCTCATGCTGTGGGCGATCGATGGGTGCAAGGGCCCAATGCCTGTTGTCCCCAGGACGTTGATTGAGCATCTTGACCCGGGTCTGGTGGATGAGCACCAGCGTCAGCAGTCCCACCCAAAAGCCTGACAGGTCTCACCAGGCACAATCCCAGCTCCGCATAGTCGGAGCATTTTTTATGCCCTCTGAAAGGCGTCCACCATGACTGTCCTAAAGCGCCACCCGGTAGACCGACCATCAATCAGCCAACGCTTCGCCGCCCTCAGCAATCGCGGGAGCCACCTCGGGGTGGACTATCGCCCCGACTACCCAGGGCAAACCGACTTCCCTGTGTACGCGGCGCACGACGGGTATGTGGTGTTCGCGAAAGACGGTCCCCACTCCTACGGCAACCCGTGGGAGCAGATCCCGGGCAATGGCAACAATGGCCGGTCGGTCATCCTGCAAGCAGTGGCACCACACCAAGCGTGCGCCACGTCCTACAACCACCTCGGGAACATTGCCGTCCGAGAGGGCCAGTGGGTCACCGCCGGCACGTTCCTCGGCTACATGGGCTGGTCGGGCTTTGTTATCCCCGCTGACCCGAATGGGACGCACCTACACTTCGAGCTGTTCATCGACTACGGCAACGGCCAGTACCCCGCAGGAACCAGCTACGGACGGGTCAACCCGCTTGACTACTTCGCCATCGAAACCATCGTCCCAGTTGCACCGGGGCCAGGTGGCGGATCCGGCACCACCAAACCGACAACCCCAGCACCCCAGAAACCGAAAGAGTGGTACGAAATGCCAATCCCCCAGACAGACCTCGACAAGATCACCCGCGACCTCCTGCACCAGCAGGTCCCGCTCAACAAGGGCGACAAGGCCTACCCGGCAGGCTTCAGCCTATCCGTGGAGTACCTGCTGTTCGATGCCCGGCGTCTGGCTCAGCAGAACGCGTCCCAGCTCGCATCACAGTCCGCCCAGATCAAGGGACTTATCGGAGCGATTGCCGCCATCTCAAAAGGTGAACCTTTCGATGAAGCCAAGCTCCTCGCCGGGGTGAAGTCCGCGGCCGAGGCCGGTGTGAAGAACGCGGTCGACTCAATCGAGAAGACCGAGACCACGACCGTCACCATTAAGGAAGGCTGACCATGGACGCCCTCGCAACCGTTCTCACGGCCGTCCTGACCATCGTCTCGCCGTTGGCGATCGCCTACCAGAAGAAATCCAGCTGGTCGACGCTGCTTAGGACGGCGGTCCCGATCATCGTCTCCCTGGTCATCGCCCTCGCCTACCTCTGGTACACCGGCGGTATCGTCGCGGGTGAAGACATCATCGCGGTCATCCTCGCGGTCTACGGACTGCAGCAGCTCGCCTACACCACGTTCCTCCGCTGGTGGGCTGGACTCCTGGAGAAGCACAACGACCCTGCGCGACAGGCCGATCAGGCGGCGGTGAGCGAACCTGCCGAGTTCGTGAACCTGGACGCCGATCAGTTGCGTGTACGCGAGGACCCTAGTCGGCCTGACCTGTAGGCATGGGTTTGACGAACTGTTAATGGCCCCCATCACCCCATCAGGGGTGGTGGGGGCCATTTTTCGTCGAGGATCTATGCACTTCGCTTCATCGGAGGCATACTGGTTTTGCGAGGGGGTCGGACGCTTAACCCAGGGTCCCCCGTCGGGGCATGGTGCTGTGACCACCTGCCCACTGGGCGGAGCCGGACGGCCCCAAACAGTTCCGGCTCCGCCCAGCCACCCTCGTCAACAATCTCCGATTCTGGGTAAAATCCTTAAGTCCAAACTGATACGAGCGATCGGGGCAAGTCATGAGTGAGTCCAGCCGCCTTTTACCGGAGGATCCTTTTCCAGAGGATCTCAGCGAGTTAGAGAAGGTTGAGGTCGAGGTGTTAAACAGCCGAGTCCACCGTGAATTAGACGCCGAGTACTTCGAAGACGACGGCCCGCAACCAGCGACACAGGACCGATTAGAAGAGATCCAGGAAGAGCTGGACCGCCGTGACGGGGTCGGACCGCAACGGGAATCCGTTACTCGCGAGACCGGTGAAAGTGTCGCCTAACCGCGCTCCTACTCAACCCACCTGGCTTAGTCGGCCTTTAGGCCTATCTAAAGTCTGGTGTCCGGGTGTACCGTATCCACATCGATAGACACACCATCGTTTTCGGCCGCTATCGTGCGATGGCAGTGTTCGAGGATAGCCCTCATCCCCAGGGGCAGGGGTGAGGGCTTTTCGTCGACTAAACACCTTTTGGGGGCGTTCGGCTGTTCCTTTTCATGTACGTTTCGCCCTATACTTTCGGCAGGCTTACATCCCCCAGACCCCGGGGTGTAAGTCCAAAAAGGGGTTTGAAATACCGCCAAAGTTTAGGCCAGACGCGACCAAACTCTTGCTCTGTACAACCAGCTTTACCCCGGGCATACTGGTGCCCGAGGGGTGGCCATCCGAAGGTGAGCCTGTCCCTTCTGGGTTCGGCGATCCGACCGCTGGACCAGCTGGGCGGGGTCGGTGGCCCCCACAAGCCGGCTCCGCCCAGCCCTCACAAGGCAGACGAAGGTTCGCCTTTTCTTCCTCCCCCGACTGTCAAGGTATTTTGTCGCCAGCCGGGAGTACCCTCCTGGACATGGCGCACAAGTTTCACGGTGACAGCTGGAGCCTCGCCCCCGGCACCCGCAACTGGACCCCACCCCTACAGGTGGAGGAACCAGATCCCGCCGTCGTGCACACCACCGACAAGACAATCCCCCTCTGGGCCGACCTCGCTTACCCCGATGGCCACACAGCGACAGCCAAAGGTTTTGCCCAGGCATGGACACGTGAAGTGGTCCGGATCCAATGGGTCGAGAACAGCCTTCCCCGGTACGCCTGGGTGGCTGTAGGCCAAGTTCGACGACGAACACTGAGTGGGCGGTAAGCTAACGCTTCATGAGCCGATCTCTTTCAACTGAAGAACTTGCCCAACGCTGGGGTCGGCGACAGGCCTGGATTACCGGCGAGGCACGGCGAGGCGGAATCCCTGGAGCATGGAAACTAGGTCACCTATGGCGGTTTTCCCTTCCAGAAATTGAAGCATTCGAAGTAGCGCAGCAAACGCCGAGCATCTTCGCACTCAGTAAAGGTGCAGCGGCACGGCGACGGTAGGACCGATCTTCCCAAACTTCGGATGAGGCATCTGCCGGGAAATCTTCAGGATCGGCAGGTCGCGAAATGGTCCAGCCCCTCGGCTTCTCCTGCGACTGCTGCGCGTTGCCTGATGTGGTCGCGAATGGCCTCCACGTCCTCCTTCGAGAGAGTGATCCTGTTCCGCTCTAGCCGTGTGCAGATGCCTGTTTGTCGGCACAAGCGGCGGAGAGTAGTCGGCTTCAATCCCAGTTCTGGTGCGACATCCTCGGGTGTGCGAAATACTTTTCCGGCCGCCGACGTTTCCATGGACGTTGCAATAGTGGTGCCGCTGTCATGCCTTCTTTGGAGTGTCGCCGGAAGGCCCAGCAGCCAGCCTTCCAAGTCATGGTGAAGGATGATTTGCTCCTCGCAAACGAAGCGTGCGACTAGGATTCCGTCACTCACTTGCTGGTCGATAGTGCGAACACTACAACCACACGCCTCTGCGGCTTCCTCCAGTGTGTAAGCGAGCTTAAATGCCATGCTTGAAATCCTAGGCCGGAAACGTACAAGAGGCAGCGGGCGGGGTTTAGCACCGACACCGTCCGGTAATGCCCGCTGCTACTGAAGACCTACTGATTATGTGACGTATTCACTCGGTAGGGAATCAAACCACGCTTTGAGTTCGTCCGCCCCGATGACTGGTCTGCTGGTTGGGTATCTGGCCACGAGGTTCCCGGCTTTGATGTGCGCTCGGATTACGTTGTGACTTACCCCGTAAGCGGCTGCAGCTTCGGGGATAGTGTAGGCGAGTTTTGAGGTCATATCGACAACCCTAAGGCGACCTCAACGGTGCAGCCAGAGGTAGGCTCACTGAGCATGACTTCACCTTCAGCCAACCTGACCGCAGCAGACATCGCCGAGAGATTGAACGTGGACGTAGAAACGGTTCGTCGTATGTGCCGGACGGGCATATGGTCTGCAACCAGGATCGGCAGGCTCTACCGTTTCACCGAAGACCAGTACCTCAGCATCATTGACCCCAAGCAGGCACCCGGCCCGACACAACAGCGACGGCGAACACAGCAACGCGAGAACATAGACCGGTTGTTCCGCAATCACTAAGCGTCCGATCTCAACAATAGGATCGACGGTATGAGCGAAGAATTGATGCGCGAGCGAAGCGACAAGATTGCGTACAACATCCAAGAAGCTGCGGCCGCGGTCGGCTGCAGCGCTGATACCCTCCGAGCACACATCAAAGCCGGCTACCTTATCGCCCGTTACCCGACATCGCGCCCGGTCATTGTTCGGGAGGAGCTGATAGCTTGGCTGAGTTCCCTGCCGTCGGAGCCTAAGGGGGGTCACGGCCCAGTAAGCCTGTAA